CTAGATGAGATTAATTGCTGCAAATGCTGTCTTGCCAATATAGTTGGAAACAAAATAGCCGTCAATTGCATCATAAGTAATGGCAATCATCACTGTGCCTATGGTCGGCGCAGCGAAGAGCAGTAACTTCCTATAGGTAAAATGGTCGGATAACTTGATATTCATAAGCCATACATCCTTTAACCAAACACAAGGTCAATAAACTTTTCGATATACAATTGCTGGAATGCTGCCATCTTTTGCTGGGAGAAGAAATTTCCCGCCCATTCGAATTCCGATTCGAAGCAGCCTGAATTGTTGTCGTTCTCCAAAAACTCCAGTTCTAGTCTTGCTCCGGGGGTAGAATAAGGATTGGGCAAAGGCAGATAGAACGGACGAAGCTCCCCAAGCTCATCTGCGTTGATATTCAGCTGATAGTTGACTTCCATCGGGTCATCCAGGAAAGGTTGGTCGTTAATTAACCGCCCGCTGCAGTTTCTGCGAGTCTATGTTCTTGGAAAAGTGGAAGAAATAGGACATATTGTTGAACATGGTAGACTTCGGCATCATCAATTGATTATCCACCATCTCTACCTGCATGGGAGAAAGTTTGTGTGGCCGCTGAATAACAAAAGACCGGTTGACAAGTTAATAGCTCATGCCTGCTTGTCAACCGATCATCCTTATACGTTTATATGGTCAACGTTTTTTAACACCTTTGGGTCCTAAAAGAGCTTCCAGCTCGGCCAGGGTTTCCGGCGCATTGTCCAGCCAATAGCTTTCTCCCAGCTTTTGCCAGCTGCCACGATAGAGATAGACAACGTGGCTGCCGTGATGCTTGGCCATGAGTTCCTTCAAGTCCTTGATGAGCTGCTCGCCGCCCTCCGTCGCGGGCAGCAGATAATATTCCGGCTGATATTCGTCCATAGACCATATCTTATCCACGAGCAATTTGACCTCAGCATCCCGCAGGTCAACCTTCCCTTGTAAAACGATTGGTGTATCCGGTGTCAGCAGATTCACATACTGATAAAAGGCGCGCGGGAAAATCGTTGCTTCCAGCTGTTCTGTGTAATCTTCCACTTTGATAAAGCACATGGTGTCACCCTTTTTCGTGGTGATGCGCCTGCTTTCCGCAACCAAACCGGCAATGCGGACAACCTGCTTGTCCTTGACGCTCCCACTCAGGGTTTCAATGCTGGGCAGATGGCCGATTTTATCCTTGTACTCGTCCAAAGGATGACCCGTGATGTAAAAACCGGTGTTTTCCTTTTCCCATCCTAACATGGTGCGTTTAGGAACTTCATCCATATCCGGCAGTTTCATATCCGCCGCATCATCCTGCATCACATCGCCAAACAGACCTAATTGGCCATGGGCAAAGTCCTTCTGGCGTCGTTGTGCCTCGCCTACTGTCGGTTCGAGTACATGGAGCAATTGACTGCGCTTGGCGCCCAAAGAGTCAAAGGCACCGCATTTTATCAGACTTTCCAATACCCGCTTATTGACCGTAGTCATATCAATCCGTGTGCAAAAATCCAATAGCGAGGTAAACGGCCCATCCTGTTTCCGCGCTGCCATAATGGCCTTGATGGCGTTTTCGCCCACATTGCGCACAGCCGCCAGCCCAAAGCGGATATCTTTTTTATCCACACCAAACATGATATCGCTGGCATTGATATCCGGGGGTAGAATCTTAATGCCCATACGATGTGCCAATTCGATATAAACTGGGACTTTGTTGGCGTTATCCATAACACTGGTGAGCATAGCCGCCATAAATTCAGCCGGATAATGGGCTTTGAGATACGCGGTCTGCCACGCTACCAGCGCATAGGCGGCACTATGCGACTTGTTGAAGCCGTAGTCGGCAAAATGAGTCAGGAGGTCAAAGATGGTATTGGCAAGCTCGGCATCAATGTTGTTGCCTGCACAACCTTTGAGGAAGTTTTCCTTCTGTGCCATCAGGATTTCATGCTTTTTCTTCCCCATGGCACGGCGCAATAAATCTGCCTGTCCCAAGGAGAATCCAGCCAAAACTTGCACAATCTGCATAACCTGCTCCTGATAGAGCACCACACCAAAGGTTTCTTTGAGAATCGGCTCCAAAAGTGGGTGCATATAGGTGACTTCTTTGCGCCCATGGCGCCCGCCGATAAAATCATCCACCATGCCGCTGCCCAAGGGGCCGGGACGGTAAAGAGCTACAGTCGGAATCAGGTCGGCAAAGTTTTTCGGCGCCAAATCCTTCACGAGATTGGTCATGCCAGACGATTCCATCTGGAACACCGCCCCTGTACGTCCCTCACAGAGCATTTTTGCCGTTAACTCGTCCTCTAAGGGAATGGCATTGATATCCACCTTTTCCCCGCGGGTCTGCTCGATATTATTCAGCGTATCACTGATTACCGTCAAGGTTCGCAGGCCCAAAAAGTCCATTTTCAGCAGGCCAAGTTCCTCCACATGGTCTTTGTCAAACTCCGTAACCAGCGTACCTTCCGAAACGGACACCGGCAGATAATCGGTCAGCGGGTGTTTAGCAATAACCACGCCTGCCGCATGGGTAGACGAATGACGGGGCAGTCCCTCGACCTTGCGGGCAAAGTCGATAAGCCGCTTGGCTTCTTCCGATGACTCATAGATATTACGGAATTCCGTGGAGGCTTTCATGGCCTTGTCCAGGGTCATTTTCAGTTCGTTGGGAATCAGCTTGGCAATGGCATCCACCTGGGCATAAGTCATGCCCAGTGCCCGGCCAACGTCACGCACAGCACCCTTGGCCGCCATTGTACCAAAGGTGACAATCTGCGCTACATGGTCATAGCCATAGCGTTCCTTTACATAGTCGATAACTTCTTCGCGGCGGATATAGCAGAAGTCAATATCAATATCCGGCATGGTCACGCGCTCCGGATTGAGGAAACGTTCAAAGAGCAGATCGTATTTGAGCGGGTCAAGGTTGGTAATGCCCAACAGATAAGCTACGATACTACCTGCCGCCGAGCCACGCCCTGGTCCAACGGAAATGCCCTGCTCGCGGGAATGGTTGATGAAATCCCATACAATCAAAAAGTAACTGTCATAACCCATACGGTGGATAATGGAAAGCTCGTAATCCAAGCGTTCCCGCACTTCCTGCGTGATTTCCGGATAGCGGGAAGGCAATGCCTTTTCGCAGAGAGCCCGCAAATAAGCTTCATCATCTTTATAGGCTTCAGGAATGGGGTAATACGGCAGCTGAATATGGCCAAACTCAAAATCAACCTGACAGCGCTTGGCAATTTTTACGGTATTGCTAAGGGCTTCCGGATAGGCGGAAAACAGCCCCGCCATTTCTTCGGGGGATTTCAAGTAATAATCATCGCTGTTAAAGCGCATCCTATCCGGGTCATCCACGGTCTTACTCATCTGAATACAGAGCAGGATATCGTGGAATTCGCTGTCTTCCCGGCGCACATAATGGCTATCGTTGGTCGCAACCAAACCGACGCCGTATTTATTCGCTAATTCAATAAGACCTTCATTGGCAACGCGTTCTTCCGGCAGACCATGATTCTGAATTTCCAAGAAGTAATTGTCCTTGCCGAAGATGTCAATATACTCCTGTACCAGCCGGTCAGCCTTATCCTTGTTGTCTTGAATCAATGCCCGCGGCACATCACCAGCAATACAGGCAGACAGACAGATAATTCCTTCATGGTATTGCCGTAGAAGTTCCTTATCCACGCGCGGCTTATAGTACATGCCTTCGATATTGGCCAGCGACACCAGCTTTACCAGATTCTTATAGCCGGTCTGATTTTCAGCCAGCAAAATCAAATGGTAATACTTGATTCCATTGACTTCCTGACGTTCCTTGCGGGAACCGGGAGCAAGGTACACCTCGCAGCCAATAATGGGCTTAATGCCCTGCTTCTTGCATTCTTTATAAAAATCAATCGTGCCATACATGACGCCATGGTCGGTAATGGCCAGATGTTTCATGCCCAATTCTTTGGCACGGGCCACCAAATCCTTGATGCGGGCGGCACCATCCAACAAACTGAACTCCGTATGACAATGGAGGTGGGCAAATTCGATATTGCTTGCTGCTTCCATAAATAAATTCCTTCCTAATGCAAAACGATTATCCTTTAGTATAACATAAACCTTGCCCGCGTGCAGGCTCTCTGCTAAAATATTAGCAAAGAAAGATGTTAGAGGTGTTTGCCATGACCATACACGGAGCAGTCATTATTGAGCAGGGAGTTACCTTCGCTATTATTGCGGTGAAACAGTCCGTCACCATGTATACCGCCAGAATGGTACAGACCCGCCATGAACTGGCACAGTTCTTTCCCAATATGCCCATTATCCTCATGAGTCAGGATAACAGCGGCACGCCCCACTACTATGGCCGCAAGGATATCGTGGAATTTTTGAAAACCGTGCGGCTTGACCAGATACCGTGGAAAGAATACCATATTTATTAACGGTACTATTCAGCCGAAATAATTACGCCTCACAATGCCTTATTTTATGCGGGTTTCCAATAGTTGGCAAAAGGCCGAAAAATCGCTTTTTGAACATTTTTGTGGTCAAAACGTGGTCACGGAACAAGTATATAACGATAAAAGCCCCGGAACTCAACGACAATTCGTCGCCAAGTTCCGGGGCTTGCTTGTTTGGCACTTCTGGCAGTCAGCCGAACGTAATAAATTCGAAAGCACCTATACCTATTATATCACACTTCAGCGGCTGCCTTCTCCAGTACAACCTTCAAAATGTAGATACCGATATTCAGGGCAGCAGGTACCACGAACGCATCGCGAATTTTACACCAGCCCGTTTCGTTCGGGGCGTCGGCTTTGCACTCCTCGATGATGCGGTCGGCTGCGGCCTCCAGCAGGGCAATTCCTCCAATCATGTTTACCCGCAGAAAATATTCCACAAATCCGGAAAAAAATATTCCACCGAAATCGTTTGAAATCGTTCGAAGATATCGCGCAATGTCCACCGCAGGCAATACGTTTTCTCATGGGCATGAAGAAACTGTGTTTGATTGGTGGACAATATGCGGTTAAATCGTTCGACAATCGTTTGTTAATTCGTTTTTAACTCAATAACGAAATGTTATCGAGTTACTCATCATAGTAGATATTGGCATCATACCCGAACCCCGCCAGCTTGTCCGTGAACTGGTGCATCCGGATAACATTGTTCGGATATTCCTCTTTGAGATAATCCCGGCATGCCGTTTCAAAGGTATTGCCGCTCCCGTAGTTGGCCACCCAGTACGGCACGTAATCGGGCAAATCCTCAATCCGGATGTAATGGCTCTCTTCAGCGCTCAGCCAGTTCCAGCTGGCGTAGATTCCATTGTACTGATGGCCATAATCGGTCAACCGATTGATGAACGCCCGGCAGCATTCCGTTACATCGCCGTTGAGCATCCGCTTGCTTTCAGCATCGTACCAGATTCCCAGAGGCGGAGTCTCCCCGCGCAGATATTCTTCCAGCCATGCCGCCACCTGGTCAGCCTCGTCCACACCTTCATCGTAGGTACATGCATGGGCAAAGTAGTACACACCATACTGCAGGCCGTATTCCACGGCCTTATTGATATGATCGATAAACATATCATCAAGATGGGCATGTTCGCCAATCTTCAAGATAACGCCCCCGATGCCAGCCTCCTTGACTGCTTGCCAGTCTACATTTTCCTGCCATGCACTGATATCAATTACCTTCATTTGTGTTTGCTCCTTTCATTTGCGAGGTTGAATTACTTGGCTGCGAGGTTTTATTGTTTCTTCTTTCCACACCTGTCCGGTCTGTAATTTCTCGGAAATGGGCACATCTCAAACAGGCTGTACTCCATCTCCTGCACCTGCCCCACATAAAAGCCTTGCCGCCTTGCTACATAAGCAAAGGCGGCAAATTTGTTGTATAGTTCTGTCCAGGCCAAGCCATTCATTTCTCCCCCTTGTTCTCCCGCGCAATCTCATGCGGATTTTCAAAATGATTAACAGCGGTCTTAGACAGATAGCCGCTAAGGCCGCCTGCAATGCCTGTTAAGAGTTCGGCGGGTGCGCCCATGACTACGCCAACTATCAGCGCAATGGCCAGCCCTCCTACCGCAACCAAATCTGTCGTTATCTTCACTGGTGCACGCCTCCTAAAACATCATCAATCCGATCAAGTCTGTGATGAGCACTTGCCGCACTAGCTTCAACTTTAGCAACGCGCTCCTGTAATTCATGCCTGCGCTGTTCGCTGTAGCGCAATTCGTCTTTTAGTTCCTGCACGATTGTTCTTAGGCCCTCGATTGATTTGTTCAATGGAGTTAAGACAATGTACGAAAAAGCACCTGTGAGGAATCCTGCTATTACTACGGACTGCGCTACCGTATTTATGATTTCCATTTTGACCACCACCTTATTATCATATAGCGACAACAAAATCGCTAAAACAGGCTGATAATGCGCTGAAATAGCAATTTCGTTATCGTATTTTGATAGTTACAATAGAGCAGGGCATTAACTCAATTAACACCTGCTATGTTCATTTTTTATACAGAGAATGTATAGTTGTGCTTTATATTGATTTTAATTTATTCTCAAAAATCCACGACACATATTCATCTCCTAATGCATTAAGATGATTGTTCCCTAACGCATTATTTGCTCCGTATACTGTTATCCATGCTTCATTAAAGAAATGGACTCCACTTTCATGGTAATTGTCAATACACGGAACGCCTTTCAATCTACATACTTCAAGCATAGCATTAGCATATGCTTCATCAGCCTTGTTGGATGTTCTTTGATAAGTAGTGGCAAAAACCAACTTAGCACGCGGATAATTAGTGATAATGTAATCAATCATATAATTGATTGCACCCTTAAACGTAGTTTTTTCTGTATCAGTATTGTTACCAATAGGGATAGAATAATTATAATCGTTAGCTCCACCCATGACCATGATATAGTTTGATTCCGCTGGAATGGTATTCACTCTGTCACACATAGGCGAATTTTCTGTATAACTGCTTATTTCCGCCAAAGGGTTTCCACTGATTCCCAAATTGGTGTACTTAGAACGGTTTCTTTTAGCGATTAAATACGGCCATGATTCTTCTTCCGTTTTATAATACACTGCTGTCAGCGAATCGCCCATAAAGGTCAGGCTTTTCGATTCCAAAGGATTGTCAATTGTAACATTATCAGGAGTACAATGCATTACATATGAATAATTCTTTTGAGTAATGTTTAAAATTTCATTATACGTCTTTACTAAACATCCATTTTGCCCGTTAATCGTAAAATCATCAAAAATGTCGATAAATTTACTCTTTCCTCTCCCAGACGCATCTTTTTCGTAAGTTGCTGTTTGTACTCGCAAGATAATGCCGAAATGCGTATAGCTTGATGTATCTATCTGTGCATACTGATTAGATGATATATGATAAACGCAACTTGTTGTATTTTCTGGCTGATAACTAAAGTCATCAACTATGCTTCTATTGGTGAAATTATTATTATAGCCCACAACATAGATTTCCATTCCGTTTGTAGCAGGTTCACTTGTGCGAATATAGCCATCAAAATAAATCTGATTATTTTGCGGAGTAAATTGCCTTGTAACAACTGCGCAATATCCATATATATTATTTTCTACATCTCGCACTGGTTCTACTACGCGAGAAAACGCTGTGCCTCTTTCGTGAGCTACTATAGGTGCTACATCTGCATAATCGCTGCCATATTTTGTGAAGAATGTAGGTCTTTTAGCCCGGATACTTTCAGAATTTGCTGCTGTACATTTGACAAACTTAGCTTCTACCGGAATAAGTTCATTAACTTCAACCATAGCATTAGAACTACTGGTATTTATATTAGGCTTGCATGAAATAAAATCACCGTTTTCATCATAGTACGCGATAACAGCATAATTAGAAGCTATACCAGCTACAGCAGCGCTCCACTTTATACCATAAGCATTATCTGGTATGGTAAACTCCAAAAAATAATAATTGGTGTTAGTTCTGTTTAAAGTACCATTTACAGCAATGAAACCAACATTGTAAGTATCAGGTTTTATTGCTACTTTATCGGTAATGTTTGATAATCCAGCAAAAGAGCGTTTAAAACTTTCCCCAGTTATAGCGGCATCAGCGGCAGCTCCGCTAACAGTCAAGGTTTTATCGGTTTCCAAAGCAGTAGAATTATACACACCGCCGCTTACCCATGCTGTGCCGTTATAGTAGTACCAGTTGCCGTTGGTGTAACCTGTTTCCGAACCAGTATAGACGTAGATTTTTGTCGTATCGGCCATCGCCACAGCGGTTGCTGCAGTAAAAGGATAACCATAACCATTCTTTATCTGATTTAGACTGGCATTAACCAAAGCCTTAGCGTTTTCAACTAGAGCTGCATCATACTTATATGCGGCCGGAACTCCCAGAGGCACAATCCCCTGATTGATTTCCTTTTTGAGCACGTTTTCATTAATCTCAATCGACATGTGAAATCCCCCTCACAATAAATTTTGACGAATAAAGAAGCGTCATATGGAAACCACTTCTGGTAGTCATGGAAATGTCGTACCAATAGATACCTTCTCTGAGGCTCCGCATTTCAGCTGCAGTGCCATACACGGAAATAACATTATTCAATGTATCAATGCCGCATATAAGTACTAACACAGAATTTGTATCTGATACCTTTTCTTTGATACTGAATTTTATGGTTTCTGTGCCGTCCAGCACATAGCCATCTTTATCCAGGTAAAACAGCGTAGTGAAGGTATCACCCTGATTCACCATGATGGTCTTGTCCTTGATTGTTATCATATAACCGCCCCCTACGGAATGGTAATGGTTGTTGTTGCCGCAATGCCGGAGATACCCGCCTTATTTACCGCTGTTACATCGATAACATGTCTCCCGGCTTTAAGCCCGGACAACTCAAATGTTGCATTAAGCACACGGTATTCAGACGAATCATCAACCAGGATTCGATAATACTGCAGGTTGGTATTGGTAATCTCGCGCCACGTCAGTTTTACGCTTGTCCCTGATACTGTAGCGGTTAAATCCGCAATTTCCAGTCCAGCAATCATACTGATCATGTTCGTGATGGTCATACTGACACCGGGGCTTCGCATAATGCTGTTGACGGTTACCACTTTGACATAGGCCGTATCTTCCGGCACATCCCCTGTATACTGGGTACCATCTATACTGACCAGCATATCCCAGTTCACATTATCGTTTGAGGTAAATATCTGATATGTGCCCAGGCTTTCACGTTCCCAGGAAATATCCAGCCTGTAATGGATTGTACCGTCGGCTGCCATATACTGATATTTCATTGCCGATAGCCCGCTGGCGTTTTTAATCGTTGCGCCCTCTGAGCTGTACTGCGGTTCCGGAATATCGTATTCCTCATTGTAGATGCGCTCATCATATTCAATGCACTCGATGGTACGCGTGAAATCCTGTGCCCGGGAAATGCTTTTTACGACAAAAGGTTTGGCGCCTACCGTGGCCTGCGCCAAATCGAAAATATCCTGCTCCTGTGGCGGGTCTGCCTCATTGATTGAAGCCAGCTGTACTTTACACCAGCCGTCTTCATTTTTGAGGATGGTCACTGCCGAAGTGTAGATATTATCGTTAAGGGTTCGGTACTGGATACGATAATCGCCCTCCGTGCTGTCCAGTTCTACCGGCAACAGTAAGGTGTTGCCATCTACGCGGTGGATACGGCCAGACTTCGCCCATCTGGGCACATCATGGGCCACAAGGATAACATCGCCCACAGTACAGGCTATGGCATCGATATTTGCTTCAAAGCGGATGGTGCGGCGCAAGTACAGATTGCTATACAGCTGATACATACCTTCGCGGTACGCCTGCTCATAGCTGGTGATGCCGTCGAAGGTTGCCTGCGCGGTTTTCTCCTCTGCCTCGGTATCGTAGGTATCCGAATAGATGGTGATGGTTTCCCGGTTGTAGTCGTTTGCAGCATCCATATAGGTCAGCTCGACACAGTTTGCACGGTCCGAGGTCTGCATAAATTCTTCCTGAAAAGAGCCCGCAATGATATTGCCCATGCCAAACATCTGCACTGGCTGTTGGACATGGTCATAGATACAGCCGTATCGGGTACCGAAGCGAATGACCTTTCCGTGACCGACAGCGGCAATGTTATTGTTTATGGTGGCCAACATTTCCCCGACGGTATTCAGTTCAATGTTGACCTTATAGTTTTTCTCCTGGCAAAAATCCGCCCATGCCTTGAACTGGTCATAAAGCATATACTTAGCGGGAATCCCCCGCACATCATACTCCCATGCCCCCGTATTGGCGTTCTGCAGGTAACTGCATTGGTGCAGTACATCATAACAGGCCCATGCCGGGTTATCGCTGGCCGCCTGCTCATAGCTTTCTGTAGTGGGATTCCAGACGAGCACATAGGGCCGCGTCTTGAGGAATTTCAGCGTAGGTGTGCCGCTCAGCTGGTCCGTGGCCAACGCCTTGATGCCGATAAGCGCGATATTGGGATAGCTGAAATCATCATGAACAATGGAGGTCAGCGATGACCACCAACACCGAACTGCTGCCCGGGAACTGTCCACATCATGACTGCGGGCTGTGACCTGCATCCGAACCTCATATGCAGCTGACTCTAACGGGTCAATGCGGAATTCCTTGCGCAATGCGCTGGATTGATGTGCGGTAATCCGGGCACCTTTACGAACTACAGAGAATGTCCCCGTTGTTGCCCTGTCACTGACCACGAAATCACCAACCTCAGCCTGTTCTTCGCCGATCCAGATAATTCCACTCATCTGAGAGCCATCCGGATAGGTGATTGTTATCGTCTTGCTAAGCAGCTCCTCTGGATTCTGTGGATTAAGGTTACGAACAACAGTAACGCTATACTGCCCTACAGGCGGCATTCTGCCGTTAATGACCGATATCCCCACCGTCCCAGACGCCACATCTACACCATATGCGAATGGTATCCAGTTTTCGTTCCCTGCCTTCCGATACTCGCCCAGTATTTCCACCCAGGCATCATCAAGGCCGCCGCTGTCATTGGCATAGTACAGGCCATTGGAGAATTCCACCTTGGTGATAATCCCCTCCGAGGCATTGCCGGGAACGGTATCCACTCGTTCCTCTGCCAGCAACTGATAGCCCAGCTGTTTGGTACTGTATGTATCGTTGAAGTTGGGAATAACGGTCTGCGTATTCGTGCCCTCGCGGGTTTCCACCGTCAAATCCTTGTAATAGCTGGCGGCATTGTCATTCAGCTGGATATTGCTGATTGTTAACGGCCCTTCACCGGCAGCCACCAGCCAATTGAGATATTCCTTGTTATCCAGGACATCCACAAACTTGCCAATGGTCTGGCCACCGCTCTGCACCGTTCCATAGGTCAGGGCAATGGAATTATTCTGACCTTCCATCGTCTGAATGCCGTCCCAGGAATAGGTGGCATCATTCTTAAAGTCACCGAAGTTTCCGGTATCGACTTTTTGCCCAAACAATCGGTTAATCAGCGTGCCACCGACAAACATGACGGCTGCAGATGCCATTACCGCCCCCAAGGCACCTTTGGCAAAGAACGAGCCACCTTTTGCCCATAAACCTCCGGCTATACCACCTGCGTATACCGACAGGGCAATCATGGCAATGGTGCCCAAAATTTTACGCCCCGTCCCACCCATAACTTTCGGATAGATGACCACCAAGGCATCATCCGGAATCATCGTCTCCAGCTCTATCGGCTTACTATTGACCAGAATATCTACATTGGCACATGCTGGCATATACTGCCGTAACACTTCATCCGCGGTCTTGCCAGCTTCCACAGTATGCAGTTCCCTTCCGTTCCAAGGCTCGAACGGATTTTTGATTATCACCAGTTTAATCATCAGAACCACCTACATACTCATAAAACCCTTCGATTACCAACCGCCATGCCGGCGAATCGATGCGGTCAACACATACGCCGATATTCGAGCGTATATGGATAAACTGACCATTGCCGATATAGCAGCCGGTATGATTGACAATACTGCTGGGCGTACCAAAACGGATGGCCATCAAACAGGGCACCGGCAGTTCTTCGCCTTTCCCAATTCTGCGCCAGTTTGAAGTGATTGCCGTTTTACTGGTAATCAGCGCATTGACCTTTTCGAGGTCATCAAAATCTGCCGTATAGTCCGGAATGGTCATGCCATATCTTCGATATATCTCCTGCACCAAACCATAGCAGTCAAAACCTTCTTCCATGCTTCTGCCCCGGTTGGTGAACTTAACGCCAATCAGGTCTCTATACTGAATCAATGGACATACACCCCTTTCTGATCTATCCCCTGAAAGCCGCCAAAGCGGGCGGAATTGTTCCTTGCCCGGCAATCCGTCAGCGTGTGATTGCAGGTACTTTCCGCTGACTGGCACCCGCAGCGAATGCCCTTGTACTTGAACGGGCAATTGTTCTTCATATACCGATTCAGCGGGCGGCGAGTTCTGCTGCTGTACTCATTTCCCAGCGTAAAGGTGATACTCTGCTGATTGACCGTGGTCTTGGTCACCACAAAATATTCCTCCAGCTCCGGTTCCGGTGCGAAAAGATTCTCTGTATTGACCACCCGGATAATGACCTGGAAACCGTTTGCTCCTTCAGCCTGTTCCACCATATACTGCAAAGCCTGTGAGGTGTTGTCGATGGTCAGCGCCACATTCGGGTCACTGTCATCCGTCTGTTCACGAATTTCGCCCAGCTCAAAAGGGAATGCCTGCCAAAGCTCACCATTCCAGATAATGTCTTCTGTGTTGTAACAAATCCTTGCCGAGTCCTCCGGCAGCTTGATTTCCAGCAGAGGGATAAAACTGGAATCTGTGCTGAGCTTGTTTTTCTCCCGCTTGGCTACTGCTGATAACGAAATCATCTCATACCTCCGTCAGTTCAATCTTGCCGCTCCAATACGATAAAGCCTTGTTGCTCCATTTCTCCACATTTGTGATGCGAACTTCAACCAGTTCTTCATCCGGGTTCATGTAGTCGTAAGCGATATCGATGGAATCCGGGTCTGTCCACATAAAGGAATTGGCTGAGAACTTCGCCTTATGGACAACGAAGTCCATCAGCCTCAAATAATCCTTGCGGGTAATAGCATTCCATGTAAGTGTCCACTTTCTGCGCGACCGGGTGAATTTTGAACGGGACTGCATAGAGCCATCTTCAAACTTGGAGGTAATTGATGTATTTTCAAATTCTTCCTCAAACGGCCACGCCGGAGCTGGCAGATTATCAGGCCAGTATAATTTTGTACTCATGTTGCTGCCACTCCCTTAATCATATTGCGAATGCCGTTCCGATTGGTTGCCACTGCGTTTAGGACAACACCGACTACCCACTGCTCACCATCCCATTGGGACGAGGTCTGTTCGGCTTTGATTTCCGAGCCCGTGTTATTGGTCACATTGACCACTACGTTGCTGCCCTTATTATTGGTATAGGAAGCCGGGGCCTCAATACCACTCACCCGTGGAGTTTTAGGCGCAGCCAAACCGCCTGCTGCAAACTTACCAGCATTCATCGCTTCCAGAATCGGCGCGTACATCTTGGTGGCCTGAGCCGTCATAACATATTCACCATTGGACAACCATGCTGGAATGGAATCGGATTTGCCGGTACCAGGCCCGGAAATATAACCGCCAGATGCATGGCCTTCTACTTTGCCGCCACCGGAAAAATGAAGCCAACCGGATAGGCCTTCCATCCACGATGCCGCCAGTTTTTGTGCGGCAATCTTGGCCATCATATTCAGGATATTGCCGGCAAAATCAGAAAATGCCTCCGATGCGCTTTTGGTACCTGTGATGAAATCCGAAATCATATTTCCCATTTCATTTTGTACCTCATCCAAGGAATCAATGATATTGTCCTGCCAGCTCTTAGACAGCATCTGCAGATTCTTTTGGGTAAAATCGGCCAGGCTCTGCAAGGACGCCTTTTGCTGTTCAGCTGCCCATTTATCCTTATTGGCGCGGTAATCTGCAAGGATACCGGCGACATTGCCCTCTTTTTGCATGTCACTAATAATTTTGCTGTGCACTTTTTCATGTGCTTTCAATCGTTCATTTTCGGCCTGCTGCAATTTGGCATAATATTCAGCAGCAATCGCTTCTTTGGTCGCGGTGTCATTTTCATCGAGCATCAGCTCTTTTTCCTTTTCCTCCCGCTCCCTGGCCAGCTGATTTTTGGTAATGGCATATTTAATATCCGCTTGTGCCGCATAGTCTTTTGTCGATTTGGCAAAAGCTTCCTGCGCCAGCAGATTAAATTCTGTCATCGCTTCCTTATGCTTTTTGACCACATCCGTCGATAGCAGTTGCTGGTACTCGGTTACCTGCTGACGCAGTTTTTGAATCAGGTCATCATTGGCACCGGCTGCAGCCAGTTCATCTATCTTTTGGTTTTTATCTTTAACTTTACCCGCAATCTCGGCCTGTTTTTTTTGATATTCCGTGCCCTTATGCGTGGCAAAGAACTTTTGCATATCCTCGTAGAGGTCTTCAGCTTTCTTCTGTGCCTTTTCCTGGGCTTTTGCGGCTTTTTCTGCGGCATTATCAGCAGATGACCTGCCACCACCAGAACCGCCGCCACCTTTGGAACCAGCACCACCACCGGAAGGCGTACTCTTAAAGCGATAGCGTTTTCCTTCGGAGGCTTTGTTTTGTGATGGATTGACCGGTCCGCTGTTCCCGCTGGTAATGCTGAAATCACCGTTCATACCCGGCAGAGAATTCCACATTTCCTTGATGGGATTTACCACATTATCCGCAAACCAGCTGGCAAGGCCGCCAAAGACACCAACAATATAGTCATAGGCGCTTTGGAAGAATTCCTTGATGCTGTTACAGCAATCATCAGCAAAATCAGCGACCGGGCTCCAAACCGTCGATTCGAACCAATCTGCAACACCTTGCCATAATCCTTCCAGGTAATCCAAGGCCTCCGAAGCCAGTTCTGAGATATAATTCCATGCTGCCAAAACAACATCCGATACACTGGCCCATACCGATTGGAAATAGTCGATAATCGGACTCCATACAGCCGTCACAACATCGAAATAATCGCTGATAATTTCACCAATTGCGTCCCAAGCTTCGCTGACAATATCGGTAACCGAATCCCATAAATCCGAAAACCAATCCGCCAAAGCCGACCAAACAGATTCAACTGACTCCACCACAGAAGTCCATGCTTCCTCTAAACCGGCAACAAAATCGGAAACTGTCTGGCTGACCGAATCAAAGGCAGCGCTGGCCGCTTCCTTGATGGAATCCCAATTCGTCACCACCAGTGCAATACCGGCGACAATAGCGGCAAACAAGGCTGTGTACGGATTGACCAGAGCCAACGCATTAACCAGCCGCTGCGCTGCCCCAAAAGCATACATTCCTGCAGTTGCCAAAGCTTCGCCCGATGTTACAGCGGCCCATGCACCTGACACTGCCGTCAGAATCGTATACGAGGCGTACATGGTGCCAGCGAACACAGCAATATTTCCCAGCAGAGTGGCGTTTTCCTGAATTGTCGTCTTCAGGTCATCGAATATCTGTTTGACCGAAGTGAACGCGGCTACCACCGTATTGGCCACACTGCCCGCCAATGGGCTGATATTGGTTATTTCATCCAGTATGGCCGTTATGGGATTACCGCCATTGGCAATCGTGGTATTGATGCTTTCGACATAACCGCGAAAAATCTGCACCATGTCCCCCAGCTTGCTGACCGTCCCACGAACATCAAATACGGAATCCAAAATATTGCCGATACCGATCAGGGAATTTCCTGCCATCTCTTCAAGATTGGCAAACGCGGCTTTCAACGTGCCGTTCATATTTTCCGTGGCGCCCTTGGTTCGCTTTTCAATGCCATCGTATAAGGAATTTATTGCATCCTGTGCCAGTTTCCCTTCGGAGCTCAATTTACGCAGTTCTGCTACAGGTTTCCCCATCGCTTCACTTAACAGCTGCCAGGCAGGAATGCCATCATCATTTAAGGCGTTCATATCTTCGGCATTGATGCGCCCCTCATAAGCCATCTTGGTCAATGCATCGGTACAAAGACCAATCTGATTCTCAGTCAGACCAAAAGCCGAGGCGGCGTCAACAATCATCCGCATCTGTCCGATTGCTTCATCCGCTGAAGCTCCCACATTTATCCACTTGCGAGCCATGGGAATCAGGGCGGAACCACTGAAAGCGGATTCCTCCCCCAATTTCTGCATGGAAGCAACCAGTTTCTGCATTTCCTGATTGCCCACTTGGAAGGTCAGGCCTTTTTGAAGGACTTCCATATCCGCTGCGGCCTTCAATGCGGATTTACCGATTTCAGCAATGGTTCCCACCGCAAATGCCCCAGCAAGCGCCGCTTTAACACTGCCGATAGCGGATGTGAGTTTCTCCATTCCCTTGGCTGCCCGCTGGGGGCCGTCATTGTTGCCCAAATCCTGCAGCTCCCTTTGGAGCTCTTCCAGCCGCCGGATTGCTTCGGCATTATCGGCTGTAATGTTAATCTGTATTCTGTGCTGTGCCATTTTGTCGCCTCCTTTCCTGCTCTTCCGCAAATTTTCTCAAGCTGTCGGCCTGTTCCTGGCTGACCTTGACCGGGGAGCCATTACCAAAATCATCCGGCAACAGCTTTTTGACCGTAACCGGATGTTTGGGATGTCCTGCAGCATTGATGATGGGCGCCGTTACGAAGTTCGCGTAAAAGATACGCTGGTGCTTCATCCGTTCCTCATAACCGCCTATTCTCATATTCAACTCATAGGGAGTAAGACGGCCAATCTCATCCCCGGTCAAATTCAACACACCATAGCAGATAGGCAAAACATAAGTCAGATAGTCATTGAATGACGTTATTTCGTGACCTTGCGTTTTGCCTGTTTCACGTTTTTTGGTATGCTCACCGGGTCGCCATCTTTATCCACCAAGCCTGCCTTCTCGCACATCTTATGCGAAAATTCGTTTCCGAGGAAACCGGACAAACCAATCAAGGCCATGAATAATAAGGTGAAATCGGCAATGCCATTTTCCATTTCATCAATCGCCTGCTCGGCCAGCGCTTTGGCTTCTTCGCGTTCCATCCGCTCGCCACCGCCCTGCAGGGCAATCTGGAACCCGTCCACCAAAAGGCTGATTTTCGGTATTTTATTGCCGGTTACCACAGAGACAAGAGATTCACCCGCACGGGCTTCCAATTGTTCGAGTCCGGAAAGAGTAAAGGCGAGAAGATGCTCCTTCTCGCCAATCTCTAAATGGACCCGACGCGAAATACGGTCGTAATACATTTAGATACCTCCACTATTCATTAAAGCGTTGCTGCACCGGCCCGAACATCATCAATGCTGGAAAGACCGGTATAAAAAGTCGGTGCGCCGATGCCTGCCAAGGTGACCGAGAACGTTGCCATATCATCATGCGGCGTGCTGTCGGAAAGTTCCGTGATGTTGTACCAGTTGCGGTCTGCGGTGCCATTGGCTGCATAGCGGCAAAGGTCTACAGCCTCGCCCTTAATAAAGGCATCCTTCAAGGCCGTATAGCCTTCATCCGACTTACAGATAATCCCTTCCAACGAAAGCTCCGTGCTCTTGATGCCGGCATAGGTTTCGCCCCAGCCATTCGAGCTCTTATTCGAAGCGTCAATGGAATCTGCACTCATATCAAAATCCGCCGTTGTCTGTCCACCAATAAGCGTCCAGGACGGCGCATCGTAAGTAGCCGTTGTGGTATCGCCATAATTGATATACAGCAGAACTTCTTTGCCCTGCAGCTTATCCGCTGTCGCTTCACGTTTTACACGTCCATTCGACATTTGTTTCACTCCTCTTCATATTTCACAATATAAGTTATCACTGCGGTACCAATATTGGTCACGCCCTTAGCTGTGCCAAACACAATGGATTCCACATAAGAATCCTGCGCCCAGTCATCGAGCCGATATTCTTCGGCCAAAACCTTCCGCACAGCCATAGCGTAATCCTCAACCAATGTCGTATTGGTATCGCCTTTTGCATTCGGACAAATAATCTGCAGGCCAAAAGTGGCTTCCGCAATCCGTTCGTCCTTGTCATAGGGACTGTATCGGACCTCATCACAGATGATGAAGCCCGTCAGCTCTTTGGGGAACGTCGCCCCCATAATCGATACTTTCCATGGAATATCCGGAACCCTGTCTTCCAGTATCGCCAACAGGGCATCCGTAATCCTTCTAAGCGATGCTGGTTCCATCATGCACGGGACAGGCGAATTATCCCGACACCACCTTTTCCTGCGCCACTTGTGTTCTCCACGGCAAAAGAAGCATAGTCAAGCTTTGCCTCAAGTTTATCGGCCAGCTCATTATAGAGCTTGTATTTTTGCAGATAGATATCATCGGAACGATTTCCATCCACCATGACCGTAGAGTCCGAGCCGACCATAGCCAGCGCCCTGGTTCTGTACGCAACGACCACGCCGAAACGCTTAATGATTTCAGAGCAGGGAATGGCAATTTCATCTTCTGCCAGCCCAAAGCCAAGTGCCAGCGTTTCCAGATAGCTGTTGGCATAGGTAATATCCGACTCCTCACAGGTCAGGATATTGTCCGTGGAGCAGTCCTCCACTGTGATAAACTCTAATGCCATATCCTCACTCCTCACCAGTTCCTTATCACATGGTTAAATCTCGACACAATGGCAGTTTCTTCCGCCTCCAGCGCATCATAAATAAATGGGTCTTCCGCTGTCCCCGGATGTTGTACACGCCGGGCAAAAGCAAAGCCGGAACCTGTCGGCCAGCGCAAAGCAAGCTTTCGCCTTGGCACGATGGTATGCGGCCTGGTGCCCTCATGCAGATAAATCGTTATCAGGCGGGTAGTTCCGACCTCACCGCTGACACCTGTTGCGGTAACCTGTACAGGAGAAGCTTCAATCGACCGTTCCGCTTCTCCCGTACGTGTCGTAAACCGATGATGAGCCCTTGCACGCTCCTGCACATCCCGTAAAGAAATCTGCATGGCCTGCTTCAGGTCTTTTTTCATCTGGTCATTGAGGTTCCGCAGCTGGCCAGCGACTATTCGTGCCTGCCTTGTGTCAATATGGAGTGACATGGCCTTATCTCAGGTTACAGGTCAGCACAGCCAAGGCATTCGGCTGCACCGTCACCGAACCATAGACCAGCTGGCCACGTACAGCATCCGAGAAGGTGCCTTCCAAGCGAAGTGCTTCTGTGCTGAGAATCTGCTGCGCGTAGGAAATGCCCTGTCGCGTGCCGGCCATTACCTTATACAGCGTGCCCTCGGTATTCGGTACGTTGTTGGACTGGTAAATGTCAAAACCTGCCGCCTGACCAATGAAACCATTCGCCAGTACGCTGTCGGTCTTGCTGGTGCCTGCTGCCACAAAGCGGGAATCCTTCAGCATGTAGGCATAGAAAGCCGGCGGCACCACGACAAAACGGCCCGTGCTCTGAACATTCTTTTCATCCAAGGCCGTACGCAGGTCAACCAAAGCCTCATAGGCCTTATTGGCAGACGTGATGCTCTCAGGCGTGGTATCATCGCCAATCGTATTAGTAACATCGGTGTAATGGGCAGCGATATGCTTATCTACCACATCGCGCAGTGCATAGGAGGCACGCGCCATGGCGCCATCGACCAAATTCACATTGGCCTGTACCTGGTCGATATCCTCCACCTTGAAGGCAAAATACTTCGCCTGGTCGATGGTCAGCGTCGTCGGCGTACCATCTACGCTTTCATACGTGATATTGGAGCCCTTAGTGTAGTTATTCACCGTGATATCGCCAATCTGATTGATTTTCACCGTATCGCCCTGATTGCGGATATCCCCTTCGTAGTCACGGTTTACGAGATTGCCATAAACCAAGGCTTTATCCAAGTGTTCGAGAAGGCGTGCTTCCCAAATCTGAGGTACAAAAGTAGAAATAGCCATTATTTGTCAACTCCTTTACTAATCTCGTCCCAATGAGCATTGATTTCCTCACGGGACATTCCCTTCAAATCCTCCATTGAATACTGCTTTTTGCCGCCAGTATTCATATTGGAGCCTGTCCCTGTCTGCATGTCGTTTTTGACCGCCCAGGGATTATCCTTCAGCCAACCGGCCACACCATCCTCCAAGGAAAGCTCTGTGTCACCATTGCGGTAAACAACCGTATCATCATCCTTCATGGAGATGTTATCGGCAATGACCTTCAGCATCGCCTCCGGATTGATGGCCTTTCCATTCGTAAGGGCTGCCATGGCCTTGGAACGGATTGCCGTCTGGACACGCCGGTCATGTTCTTCCTTGGCTTTCTTCTCAGACGCAGCATATTTGTCGGTCAGTTCCTTGACCTGTGCCTGCAGACTCTGCATCTGCGAACCGAGCTGTGCCGGGTCGCCGCCCTGCTGCTGAACAACCGCCAGCAATGCGGCAAGGTTCTTCAAGGACTCATCCACATTGCCTCCGTCACGGAGGTTCAGGGAATCCAGTACCTTGTTGCGCTCAATGCGGTTCTTGGCCGCTTCATCCCTGGTCTTGCTGATTGCTTCCTGCAAATCTGCAACCATGGCGCCGCCGTTTTCCGTCTTGCTGAGCGCTTCATAAATCTGTGCTAATGTGTATGCCATATTTATTCTCCTTTGCATTCAAAGCTTAGTTGATATCGCCGTTCTTTAACGCCTGCGGCCAGCACCTGGCTGAAAAAAGGCATGAAAAAAGCGAACAGAATCATTCTGCCCGCCTATATTTTGCTGTATATCAAAGTGCCGATTACGGCTACAATCACAAAAACCGCACATTTGATTAACAAAAACTGCATAAGCCCCATTGCTATATCGTTCACGAAATCACCTCGCAAAAGGTATGAAAAAAGCACCTACCTTCAAGATAAGTGCTTTGTGTATGTAAATTTAATCAGTCGAGGAGCTCAATGGACTCAATTTGTGATTCACGAAACACATAATATAATACATGACCATCGGATTTTGTCACATCTAAATCCAAGGAATTATACCCTGGCTCATCATCTTCTTCGTTATCGTAGTCCGGAGTAAATCCTGAAGCGTAACCAATCCATTTTTTCCCATTGGTATCAACCAGTTGGATGTGATGCCCCATCGCCTTATACATTTCATCATCCATTGCCATCAGTCTCCACCCCTTTCGGTACTAAATGAATTCCCTTATCACCAATATGCACAAAGCTATACTCAGATGATACTTCTCCACCATCTTTGTGAACCACTATACCCATAACCCCCGAATGATGGATTAGAATTTTTTTATCCCAATCACCTGCATTAGTTAATTTGATCTTACCATCTAGTAAAAGTTTTTGTATATTTAATGCAAACATAGCCTCTGGATCTGGGTAGTAACTCTTACCAGGAGCATAAATATCTGTGCCTTTTATATGAATTCGCTGACGGTCGGTAAAATCCTTTGTACAATAATCAGATTTAATGTAATCGCGAATTCTCTTCTCAAACACTCCGTCTTCTTCCCCAGCAATGCGCTTAGCAACATCCTCTATCTTTATTTTACCGTTTTTAAGATACGGCTTCAAGGATTCTGGCAAATCTTTTACACGACTTTGGAGCTTTTCACCAGAATAGCATCTTGCCCAGCGCGTCCATGAATCCTGATTCATCACAGCCTTATTACCCTGAACACCTAATATCTGCTGCCGATGATGAGCTGACTGCTGAAACAGCCATTGCCTGCCACCACCTTCGATGCGGTTCTTTGCTGTTTTCCCTTCCAGCTCACTGCTGAATACTGGCGCCAGATGACACAGACAATGCGGATGCACCGGTAGTTTAGGCGTTTCATCCTTGGGATAGATGCCATTCCCCAGCCCCCAAAGATTGGCATCTGCATACAGATTGCAAATATCAAACTTCGGATGCCGGGAAGACAGTTTCCACTGGTAGGCCACCACGCTTTCATCATGGCCATAGCGCTCGACAAAACCATCTGCCCATGCTCTCGCCGCCTCTGTCCGGGCAATGCGCTCGGCAATGTAGCGGCTTTTCTCTTCGATGGCCGTATGCACAGCACGCTGCATGGCTTTCTCTGAGCGTTCTGACACGGCAGTGAGCAGTTCACTATAGGCTGACTTCAAAGCCCGATTAGGAGCACCATCAGCGGCCAATTTGTCCACCTGCCGCTGCGCCCTGCGAACCATGCGCAAAAGGTAGGCTTCGTCTTCCTTGGTCAAATCCGACCGTCTGGCAAAATCAATGACCTTCTGCAAATACTTCGGTATGCTCTGCCTGCGTGTAACGGACTTGCCGCTATTGTAGCCATCGTAAAGTTCGCGGGCGGCAGTCATGGCATGATGATTGAGTTTTAACTGCTCCCTGATTGTCTGGACAATCCTATCCCGCATTTCCTTATCGGCACCATGCAGTTTCTCCGAAAGCGTCATGCCGGATTCATCCCAGGCCTGCTCCAAGGCAGATGGCAACAGGCTGATACTCTTTTTTGTACCCTTCTCATAAGCAGACAGCATTGAATTTCTTACCGCATCACCGACATAAGCCCCCACGCCCATAGCTTTCCACATGGCATCGACCTTGCCTTCCACATCATCATCGCCATGAAGGTTTGCCATCATCCATGCAGACATACCAGCGGCAAAGGTGCCAAAGTTCTTGGAGAAGGATTTCAGTATCTTAGAGATTGGACTTGCCATACCTCATCACTCCTGCGGTTCAGGTGGCTCAGCATGGAGCTCATCTTCATCCTGCTGCTGAAGTTCACCCACCAGCTCATCAAAACGTTCATCCGATATTCCCGGACAATATGCTGTGATAACCTGCTTCAGAACTTCTTCCCGAATGCCATTTGTAAGGCCAAGGTCCAGAACTGCCTGCGCCTGTTCAATCTGCGCAGCCACATCTACAACACCAAAATCGTTGGGGTAAATCACCGTATATTCTATGTCGCTATTCAGCCATGCTGCAAATAAATCCAGCACGGCTTTTTCCGCATCTTCACATTGGTGAGCAAAATTTGCCAACTGCTGATTGGTTCGCTCAAACTCCCACTGTCTTGCCACACCGCTGACATTGGACGGTGTCGAGCCAAGGACATAAGACAGATTGACCATGCGGTACATTTCCTGCACCAGCAGTGTAATCTGCTCCTGCAATGTCTTAGCCGGATCCGAAGACGGCGCAATGAAATCAGGCGTATGACTGCTGTCCGGAGAATAGCCCAGGGCATTGTTGTTGCCAATGGTCAGCTCCGTAGCGTCAAGGCTGGGAATCGTCAGCAATGGAAATGTCTGATTCCGCAGGATTTCCCCAAGCCATGAGCAATGGTTATACAAGGATACAGCCGTCTTGGCAATAGGCATAAGCTCCGGCACAGGTTTCATGGTTTTCTGCTCCAGCACCCTTGAAAACAAGGGAACCACAGGCACCCTGCCCAGATTATATGTCCCACTGGTAACCGGCAGGTCATCACCTTCAATCTTCCACGAATCCCTGCCATAGGTCGTATAGCGATAACTGGTCGCGCCATTGTCAATCTTGTTGATTTCCCGGAACTTGATGTAATTGAGATTGCCCATACGGTCCATGCCGTATTCCTGCACATCCTCAGGGGCCATGACATACACATAAGGGAATTTCCGCATAGCCAGCTGTTCGGCCTTGTTTCGTGCGGCACTATCCCCGAAATTATCCACCACGATAAACGACACACCATAGGTCTTGGCCATGATGGCTGCCCTTTTCATAAAGGCGCCAATATCCGTGCCATTGCCGTCCACATCATCCAGGAACGCTTCCACAAAAGACGATGCCGCACCTGTGTAATCCCGCAAAGGTTCTTTCTTAAATATCGGGTCCACCAGCGCATTGACGATTGGTGCAAAGTAATTAAGGTAATACGCATTTTTCCTGCGGAAGGTGTAATCGTCCTCACTTTCGCGTTTATGCTTGGTCAGATAACCACCGGTCTCAAAACCGCCAGTACCGAAATAGGCATCTTTCAGCAATGTATAGTTTTCCATTCTCTCACCCCCTTAGTAGTTAATCCGTTTAGCGATAATCTTATCCCGTTCCATCACGCTGTCCAAAGCATAGCGGCAGGCGTCAATGGAATGGTTATTCACGTCCGGATAGGCACTGATAAACTGTCCCTGCCGGTTCTGTTCATACTCATAGCTTACAAATTCCCGATAGGTATTCGGGCACCGGCGTTTGTCGATGTAGATTTTCGACCTGTCCTGCAGCCACTTCATACCAAAAGCAATGGAATCAGGCCCCTTCTTAGCGCCCTTTATTTTCATGCCAAGGTCTTGCAGCTCCTTGATGGATTTCGGCTCAGCACTATCTGCAGTTACCCAGTCACAGAGTTTGGGCTTTATCTTCTGATAGGCTGCCCGGTTCGTCAGCTTCTGCTGGTAAACCTCATCATAGATATATACGATTTCATGCTTTGCGTCGTAGTGCATGGAGACAAAAGCCAGCGGGTCAACAGCAAAGCCGAAGTCTAAGCCTTGATAAATATGGTCAAACTGCGCTATTTGCTTATCCGTCATGCGCATATCTTCCACATTATCGAACACAGCACCACCTGTACCGGTTACGTGCCCCAAGTATTCGTGCTCATAACTTCGCAGGTTCTTCACCTTGAGTTTTTCAGCTTCTGCAAAGAATTGCTCCCCCAGCCATTCCCTCGGTACACCTCTAAAGTCTGAGTGATGAACCAGCCGGTCGGCATCTTCCAGCAGCTTTTCCTCATTCACCCAGTTATTCTGCGACTTGGGCGGGTTAAATGAGCCAAACCACCAGTATGTATCGCCGCCACGCAAAAGCGACTGATTGAGGTTTCGGATTTCCTCCATACCGTCGAACTGGTCAAGCTCTTCAAACCAAGCTATCCCGATATAGCCAAAAGGCAGTTTTATCGACTTGATTTTCTGCGGATCGTCCACACCCATGAACAGGATTTTTTGGCCTGTCCTTTTGTATGTGATTTCATGCGGGGAAGTTTTAAATTTGAACTTTCTGGTCAGTCCCAGCCGGTCAATGGCCCATTGCATCTGGGGATAGACACTGTTTTTGATGGTGTTGCCCACCTTACGAAGGACGATCGCATGACACTGAGGATTTTTTTTCAACAACAGGGGAATTTCGATGCTTATGTGGGATGACTTGGTGGAGCCGCGTCCGCCTTCCTCCCAATAGTAGGTGTGTCCATGTCTCATAATGTCCTGGTGAACATCCTTGAAGTGTAGTGCCACTATATCAGGAAGATGTATTTTCGTTGTCATTCTCACACATCCAATCATCAATAATTACCACATCATCATTAGCAGCCGCCTGCTCATCCTCCATAGCTTTGAGGTCAGCTTCCAGCTTCTTGATACGGGCTTCCTGTTCTGCCACATCCATCTGACGCGGGAAACGCTTGAGGAGTTGCTGGGCGGCATTGAGTCGGTCTCTCGAAGAAATCCGTGTTTCAATGATACGAGCCTCACTTATACCATCGCCTGCACCTTCAACAACAACATTTTCGTCTGTGAGTTCTCCTCTCATTGCCGAGGTTAAGAACTCCATTATCTCGGCCATATCGGCAGTTCTCTCTGAATGGATTTCAGCCTGCCGGGCTTCGATTGCCTGTTTAATTTTAGGTTTTTTAAGGTTCTCAGCTCCAACAGCTCCTGCTGTTTTTTCGCTATACCCTGCCCGCTTTGCCGCCTCTGTGGCATTTCCAGTCTCAATATAGGCATCTACAAAGGCCTCTTGCTTTGGTGTCAGCTTGCCTTCTTTTTTCACATCGTCCGCCACCTCCTTCCAGTGCCTGCACATAAGAAAAAGGCCTTGGCTTTCGCCTTGACCTTTCGCCTCTGTCCTTCGTTTTTCGATGTTACTATTATCGCACATAAAGCAGGCAAAAACCGCACCAGATAGCCCACGTTTTTATCCCAAAAAATCAATTAAAAATAAACGGCTTATTACCACAGAAATGCCATGATTTTATTCTTTTGAGTTTTCCACAGAATTACCCACATTATCCACATAAAAAAGGCAGGGTGCAAAGTCCCTGCCTCATTCGTAAAATATGAATAAATTTTGTTGTCTTGGGAGTGCCTTATCCCCGAACATCATGAAAGCCATTTTCTTGATTGCTTTCCGTGACCTTTCGCGGGCCCATTTTTCAGTAAAGAACTTTTCAGTGCTCAGCTCTCCCCAGCTTTTATGTTCGATGAAATGGCCCTTTATCAAGAATCTATCATCCGGCTTTAATTCCTCGATGGCTCTATCCACCTTGCGAATTATCCGCTCAATGTTTCGGATGCTCTCCTTGTTCTTGATAATCATATCCGTGACTTTTTCCCTGCGGGCGGCTGCTGCTTCCACAGTGCTCAGCTCGGATGTTCCGCCCCCTGGCTGGCTGTCATACTTTGCGATGGGTGCCACAATTTCAGAATCTATAATCTGCTGCCATGTATCAATATCATCTTTGAGATTGGTGACTGTCACCTTGAACTGGCCATATTGTTTTAAGTATCTGCGTGTCGTTTCGATGTAATCGCTATACTCTCTCAAACTGTGTCACTCTCCTTTTCCGATAGAATGAAAACTTCACCTATATATTTTACTACTTTTCCCCCAATAAAGCCACACAGCAGGGCTTTCGCCCTGCCGCTTTTCATCATTTATTTTTACGAGCCGCCAGCTTTTTCTTTTCTTTGGCAAGCAGTTCTTCAAACTCCTTTTCCCTCTGCTTCATTTCCCTGTGTCTTTGCCTTCTTTTCAGAATATGCCCGATGGGCTGAATTCTTGAAGTAAGCCTTTTAATATCCATCAATCTTTCCTTTCCTTGCCTTTCATCAGCCGCCTTGCCTTACGTTCCTGCTGGTGGCGTTCGTGATATTCATATTCCCAGTCTCCCCATGCGGGAGAAGTTCTAATGATTTTATGGTGCTCTCTATCAATCTTAATCAATCTTCGGCCTCCAATTATCCTAATCACTCATTCGAAACAATGACTGCATCACCGGTCAGAATTTCTTTCAAAAATCCATCGGTCGGGTACCAGCGCTGGCAACTTTCGTCGAAGTATTCCATGCCTCTTTCGGTGAATCTCACCTGTTTTGCTACTTTATGAACATTCGACTCGACCATAAACGGCTCATTTAGCTCTTTTCCTTTAAGGGCTGCCACTTCATCCATGATGTTTACAGATATGTTTTTCCATTTTATTGATTGATCATTATTTGCAAAAGTCAATAATTTATCTCTCAAATATTCTCTATTGAACCCTCCGTATTTTGCCAATAAATCGATTACTATTTCCAGCTTTTTATTTTCAGTCATCCGAAATGCGCCTCCATTGTCTCGACTCCTTAATATCGGCTTCGTCAGCTGAATTAAGCATTGCTATGGCCATGCTTTGCACAGTCGTCTTTTTCAAAGCCTCCACATCGGCACCGGCCAGGCCGGCAATATGTTCCAAATATTTCCCCAGTGCCAGCCCCAACTCATACGAATCAAATTCCGTGCACTGCAGCTTTACATTTTCGCTGTCAGTAGTATCAATGACTAATTTCATTTTTCACCACTCCTATGTAATACCTCATAAATTCCATCCACGCCATCAGCTGGAGCCTGTCTCAGTTCTCTGTGCTTCCGTCCTGCTGAGCAATAAGGGCAGCTCCCATGGTTCCGGCAGGTCTTGTCGACTGCCTTTGCCCCATGATAGGGCTTGCGATGCTCTTTGCCGCTCTCAATGGCCTTATCCATGCTCATTCAAACAACGCCTCCTGTTTCACCGTCCGCCTTATCCAGCACCGCCGACCTCTCAGCAGTGGGCCCATAATATAATCAGCCTGGCACCAATCGCCTTTAATGCCTTTCAGAGTCACAAAGCCTCTTATGTCTGGGGAGAAATGCTGTGCTCCGTCTATCGTCAGGCGAAAATGCTCGATGGTATCATCGGAACTGTTTTCAACGATGAACACTTCGCCCAGCTCAACGCCTAAAATCTCCGCAACTTTGTCCATTACATTTTCGCCGCCCATGTCTTATCCTCCAATCTTCTTGCCTAGCCATTTATTGCAGGCCTTCGACTCATCCCGCTTCGTTTGGTTGCAATACTGGCACACGCCCATATCGGCATCCTCAATCTCCAGCTTTTGGTAAAAATAGCAGTTCCCGCAATAATCATCGACCTGCATCTTTGAGCCTTTCATGCTCCTGTGGTATCTCCCCATCAAATCATCCCTTCTTGATAACCTCAAAAACCTTGTAGAATTTTTGCACCGTTACCTCCAGATGGATGTCCTCCCCGAATTCAAGCCCCAACATATTAGCGCCGGTGGTCGATGGGCGGAATCTCCACAATTCGCCCTGGTGGTAATCAATCACTGCCGAACCAGTCGCACCATCGATAACAAACCGCCCATCTTCTTTTACCTTCGCAATTCCGCTCATTTATCTTTCCTCCTGTCCTCTTTTGCCGATACCACACACAAGCTCCACACGAAAATCATTGTTAAGAGTGAAAGGCCGTAACCTATCAGCCCGCCAACGATGATACCAATATAATAATCAGTCACGTTTTCTCAGCTCCTTTAGCAGCTTTTCTCTAAACTCGCGTTTTGTCATTCCCCTTTTGCGCTTCCCTTTCAGCCGGTTCAATGTATCGAAATATGCAATCTTGCTATATCCCAAATGGGTGGCGCTTTTATAAAGCTTTCTTTCGTTATCCTTCATGCTCAAGCACCTACCATAAACCGCCTCAGATACGATGGCATTATCGGTGAGTATGGGAGCGGCCCGAATTCTTCGGATAATCTTATTCCATGGTCATTGACAAACTGCCGAATTCCTGCCTCAGTTTTCCAGCCCAAATCTTTGATTATCTGGTCGAGGTTTTTCCGCTTGCCAATGTCCTTGATGATGATTTTCCATCGCTCATTCTGAACCAGTACACGCTTGTCAACCTTCGGCTTTTCCCTGGGCGGCTTGCGCATATACTTTGCATATAGGCCGTTCACGCCTTTCTTGTATGGGAGCATTCCATATTTTTTCATCATCTGGGGGCCATGTGCCTTGGTGAATCTTCGCATCGTATCTGAGCAGGACATTCCTGCCATGTTGGCAATCTCTACCATCGTATAGTTTTCCGGGCTGCCAAAGAGCGCCTGCATCATCTGCCATCGTTCTTTCATGGCCTCATCGCTTACGCAATTCCCGGCTTTTTCTTCTTTCCTAGCTTCGTCCTTTGGCTCCTTTATGGTTTCCACCCATCCACGAACATTGTAGGCAAAAAATATGGAGTTATCCTGCCTCGTAAATTCCACAGGCTTGCCGTCGTAGATGGCCACAGTCCCGGCCTTTCGGATGTTCTTTCTATGCGGGAACTTTGCCCTATAATCTTCCTCCGCCTTTCGGGTCCATACGACTAACATTTTGCTCAGGCCTCCTTCTTGAATCTCCTTCCTCCATCCCTTACAGCGTTCGACTTGTTGACCTCTACCATGATTTTTTGGCGCTCTGCCAGGTCTGCGCCGGCTTTGTTCATTGCACTGGTGATGGCAATAATAACATCCGTAGCCTCCCGAAGAAATCTCAGCCTATCTTCTTCCTTATGAGTGGCCTGCCATTTATTGGCTGCCTCCATCATTTCGGTCATTTCTTCCCATGGTTTGCTCATGAAATCCATGAAACTCCAATCGGCGTATAAATCCCCATCGCAGGGTTTCGGGAGTGCACACATAAGCAGGTGATTTCCACCGTTTTCATGCTTGTGCATGGATTTTTTAAGGCCCTTTTGTGCCTTATTGATGCGGTTCACTTTTCCCTCGATTTCCCCGCACCATTCGGAAATTGCATTGAAAGCAAGCCCTAAATAATAAACCTTATCGTCCAGATAATCAAACTCACGTTTCGCATCGAATTTATGCTGCTTTTTCCCCATTGTTTTTCGCTCCTTTTCCCTTGTTAATCACTGCATCCACCTTGGCGCAAAGCTCCGGAAAATCCATTACTTTTTCATCAAGCCTATTGCTCAATCCAATAACATAACCATAAGCATTCTCAAGGTGCTTTTTCTTAAAGCCGAATTCATCAAGCAATGCCATTAAAAACGATGAACTCATTTGCTGAATCACCTTAAATTCAATCTGCCGATAATGTCCGGCGTTCGGGTCTTTTTCCAGAATGTCTATGTCTAAATCCAGCTCGCTTTTAAGATACCCGGCTATTTCTTCAACACTCACATTTCCGGCAACAATGGCATCAAATTCGCTCTGCATCTTGTCCCGTAAGCGAAGGAGTCTGTCCCTGCCAAATCCATAACTCTCGTGCATCGTCATCAGAAAGCACGCCATGAGGTTGTGAATCGACTCCCTCCGGCACTTGTGGTCACGCTTTAGCTGGTTGACCATGCTCTCCTTGACCGCCTGCCGGGCCTGTCTGTACTCGCGAACTGCCTTCTTGTCACCAGTGTGGGCCTTCTTTTTGAGGTCCCTGCCTCTTTTCCTGGCAAAACTGCCCATTTTTTCCACCTTCCTGTTTTTGCCGTAGTCGGTTTATGTCTAAATATGCCCTCATTCTATCCAGAATCGTTTCTGAGGGGTGTCTGATACGTTTTAGGTATAACTATATACCCTGCCCTTTTTCTCCCCTCATTTTCCCACTCACAGATAGAGAAAATCGAAAAATATCACAAAATCCGCTTGCCCGTCTTGAGGTCTATGAGGGCTATCCTGCCCATCACGTCAAAACCTTCGTGTCGAAGAACTGCCCTCGCCTTAGCGCAAGCCCTTCTCACTCGTGCCCTGCGCTCATCTCGGTTGATGTTGGCTATCGCTTTTTGGGCTGTGGGGTCATTGTAGTGCTCGCCATTGTCCATGTCTGTCTCCCCTCCTGTCAGAGTTTTAAGCCTGTCTGCATGGTTTCCTTGACCTTGCGGATGATATAGGGGTCTGTTTCCTTCGCCGGGTCAATCTCTAAAGGCGTGATGGTGATTTCTGCCCTCGGATTGGCCTTGTCTATACCAGCTATCCGGCACCCATCTAGCGACTTAACAAGCCTGTCATCCTCGAGTATCCATTCCCGTTTGAGTGTCTTGGTGTGGTTCTTATGGCTGTACTCATCCGCGAGAATGTCCTGCGTGGCTTGGATAAGGCCGTTCAGGTCGGGATAGGCCCTGCGGTCTTGCAGGTAATACTTGACCTCCAGCGAAACAGGCCCTTCGAAATGCGGTAATGCTCCCCATTTCGCCCTCAGCAGTTCCAGATGCTTGTGGAACTGCTTTTCATAGGCCTTGTATGCCTTGCTGGGAAGGACCACCGCCCTCCCCATTACCAGTACAGGGCTGTTTTTCTTGGTGGCAGGCTGTCCCGGCACCTCAAAAGTAAACTCTCCATGCTTGTCTAACTTCACGCCTCTGCTCCTTTTTCTTAGCTTGCCAAAGTTCTACGCTGTGACTCGGAATTAAAAACCAGATACTGCGATATATTCCGCAGTCTGTCCATAATCCGCCCGGAATAAGTTCCTTCCAGTTCGCCCTTGCTCAAATTCGTTGTCACGATTATCGGCAACATTTTATTGTATCGCTCGGTGATGATGGAATTGACTTTTGACAGCACCCAGCTTTGGTCTGTGTTTTCGCTGCCTAAATCGTCGATAATCAGCAGTGGTGTGGAACGTATGCGCATTTCGTATTTCGCCCATTCTTCCCGGTTAAGTGACCGCATGGTGTAAAGATTATCAATCAGCGAGCACATGGGAACCAATAAGCCACTGTGGCCGTCTTTAATCCACTGTTGGAGAACTGCCACCGCCATTGTGGTTTTCATCGTTCCGTAATTCCCTGCAAGGATAAGCCCAAAGCCGTGCTCTAAGTTCCATTCAAGGTTTCTTGTCGCATATTCTTTCACGACTTCGTAATTTTTGCGGATATCTTCGTTATCCGGCAGGCCTCGTTTTTCGATATTCTCGAAGGTCACATTACGGTATCTTTTCATAATCCCGGCATTTTCCAGTTCCCTGATACGCTCCTGCTTTTCACGCCGCTTATACCAGTCATCTTCACCGCTGTCCTGCTCAGTCCCATCCGCTGGTTTCATTTGCCCATTTTGCTCTCTCTGCTTCTGCAGTGCTTTGTTTTTTATTTCTTCGAGCATTGCTCTGAGGTCGTCCGCCATTGTCTTTACTCCTTTCCGGTTTCTCTGCCTTGAATCCGTTTCGTTCCCAGGCTTCGAGAATGCTCTTGATGTACTTCACAGAATGGCCGTTATTCAGGGCCGTTTCTCTGATAGCCTCTGTCAGCCATTGCTCCCCATAGTGGTCAAGCAGGTCTGTGAGGGTGTCTGTCTCTATCTGCCCTGTGATGGGGTGGATGTTATCTTGAAAGAGGTCAAACACTCTGGCAGTGGCATCGTCTTTCTCAGCCAATTCCGTTTCTTCGTCCGGCTGATTTTCTTCTGGGGGACTATAGGGGGAACTACAACAACTACTAATACTTTTCTTTACTTTACTTTGTGGTGTTTTTGTATGCAGTAACTCCTTTTCGGCGGGGTTATTGTCTACAAAAACTACCGTTGAGTGGGGGTTATTGTATGCAGAAACCTGTTTAGGGGCTGAAATAAGTTTGACTTTTTTACTTTTGACGATTTTTTCCTTGTCCAGCAGGCAAAATTCATCAATCATTTTGATGCTCGACCTGCGTTCAAGCGCCATCAGATAACGGCTCTGGATACCATGAGAGGTTAAAATCTGATATTTTTCAAACAGTTTTTTGTCGAATAAGCCGATGTTTTTGCATACAGAAACTACCGTTGAAAGGGTGTTTTTGTCTACAAAAAACCTCCTTGAGTAGATACTGAGTTGAGTTTCTGTCCACATCATGTAGTAACTATTGCGGTAAATGGTGGATAAAAGCTTCACATATATCGCAAAGCCTTCCAGCCCTGTCTCGGCCTCCAGGTATAGAATCTTTTCATCCTCCGCAATGTCGGTGTCCAGTGGGAAATAATCAAGCCCCTCTTTTTGCGGTCTAGCCATGTATTTTCCTTTCCAGCAAGCAGGGCAAATGCCCCGCCCGCTTATTCTGTGTTTACATCAGGCTGGTTTGTCCATCGGTGCCCTGCTCTTTAATCTCCCCTGTTTCCGGGTCAACGTTGGCAGGTGGTACATCAGCCGGAACTTCCTCGGCATCCACAGTGATGACCGTTTCATCCGGTTCATCCGTCATGCTTTCGGAAATGTTGGTCTTGATGGTTTCATCACTGGCTACTGCCCGAACAAACTCGGTTTTGATGGGTGCATATTTGAGCGCCTGCTTGATGACTGTTTTCTTGGCCATGGCATCGAAATTCGTTGACCAGGGGCTGTAACTGGAGCCTGCCGCCTTGCTGTACTTCTTGGAGTGGTTCTTGATATCTTCCACGCTCATTACTGCAAAGCCGCTGCCGCCTGCCTTGGTACGGAACACCGCATAATAGAGAATCACTGCGCCTCTGTCTTTCAGGGCCGGTTTATGTTTCAGCTTTTCTTCAAGGCCCAATTCATACTCGAAATCATCATTCTCGCAAACTTCGTGAGCAGAAATGCTCGTGATTTCTCCGCTGCGGTAAGCAAGGTCGATTAAACCTTTGTAGCCTAATTGGAACTGACATTCAAGCTGGCCATGGTTTCGATAAGGAATGAGATAAGCCTGTCCTAACGGCGTATTCGGTTCCACGCCTAACTGAGCCGCCTGCATCATAGCGCCTAGGAAAGAATTCGGGGAACATTCCGCAAGCTGGGGATTGGTGCTCATGGCCGTTAAAACCATGCGGGAAAAACGCTCACCAGTAAGCACCGAAGGCAGTGCTTTTTCAATCTGCGGTTTCATCTGCATGACGAGCTGTTTAATGCTCGATGCCCCACCATTTGCAGTGGCTACTTTCCCCGCCTGTGCCTTCTGAATCATGCCGCCTTTTACTGTACCGTTTGCCATTTTATTTTCCTCCTCGTTTTATGCACTAAATCTGCGACTATCAGCAGATTTTTTACTGTATTTTTCAAACACATCCGGCAGGTCTTTTTTCAGCTTTTTGCTGTCAATCGTTACTCTGCCGTTGACGGTTTTCCATGTGACTTTACGCTCATTATCGCCCTCACCAATAATGCCGATTTCGTTATCGCCGAGCATAGCGCAGAGCTTGTTTTGAATATCCTTGGTTTGGAAATCAATATCGGATTTCAGCGCCTTCAATTCATCGAGGCGTTTCAGCAAATCCATGCTTTCCTGGGGGAGAACAATAGGCTCATTATTCCCGCCCTTATACATCTTTTTCAGTGAGTCAGTGGAGCTTTCGGAGCCATCAACCTCCGGCATGATGTGGTGTTGCACCTTATCCCAAAATGCAAATTCCATCTGTTCTAAAGCGGCAATATCATCGTCGTTTCGTTCTACCACCCACGAAACGAAATGATTACCACCGATAAGGCAAGCAATGTACCAGCGGGGAAAGCCACTCACCAACATATAATGCTGGCACTGCACATAGTAGTTGGGTGGGATGTCCCCTTCATCCCATGGTCCGCGCATGAATGCGTTAGAAGTCTTGCATTCAAGCCCTGCATCCTCACCGACAAGGAGCCGGTCAAAAGAGGCTGTCATAAATGGGTATTTGTTACTGCGGAACAGGCCACACTTGCGGACCTTCTTGCCTTCCCTGCGGCAGAATTCGTCTGCCACCACCTGCTCCAGAATGGTGCCGAAGTGGACACATTCGTTTTCGGAAATATCTTCCTGCTGAGATTGGCCGGTCTTTTCCAGCCAAAGCGTGTATTCGGATTTCCACGGGTTCACCCCGACGATGGCAGCGGCTTCACTGCCACCAATGCTGTCATTACGAACTTTGAGCCATGCCTCGCGGTTTTCGATTTCCGCAGCGGTCATAATCATGGTGCAATGGTCTTTTAAGCTCATCTTCTTTCATCCCTCTCTGCATCCATAAGCCAATCCATTGCCTCGCAATAAGCTTCTTCGTCTTTTTCCTGCTCGGCTTTCTCGGCCAAATAATCGTAAAGCCGGGAATCTTGAATATCATCATTTATCGTCATCAGCCTTTGCCTCCTTTCCGAAAATATGCTATAATGAGCTTGCGTTTCAAAGAGAATATAGCTCTACACAATGTTTGCTTGAGGATTTTGCGACTGTCATTCAAGCTCATGTGGAAAAGGTTCGGTTTTACCGAGCCTTTTTTGTTGTCCCAAAATCAGTGAAAGCGGCTTGCATTGCTGTGAACCACCTTTATTTTGGGGTACCTGTGGGGCCTGGGAATGTAGTTATCCTCGCATAGCTTGTCATCGTGACAAACTGGGGCCATACCGGAGCCTACCCAAATCAAATCGTAGGTTTCGCCAGCCTCGAATTCTCGGCCACATCTGAAACAGGTCGGCTTTCGCTTCCTCATTTGCCAGCATCGCCTTTCTTTACCCAATAGGTGATTTTGATTTCCTGGCCGGGGTGAATGTTCCCGGAGTTGCCATGCTGGAGCGCAGGGTTATTTTCGATGATGCCTTCCTCAAATTCGAGGATGTATCTGCGGCCCCCGGTGTTCTTTGGCAGATATTCCTCAGCAATGTGCCGCAGGGTATCGCCCTTTTTAACGACATATGTTTCCTCAATGAGTTGTTGGTCGCCCTCGTAGAAACCAGTCAAGAGAACTGCCGCCCCAATCAGCGCCGCCCCGCCGACAAACTTCTTTATCAACGACTCAAGCCGCTTTTTCCTGTCCTGCTGCTCCTTGATAAGCTCGTCCCATTCCCTATCTATAATCATTCGGTAACCTCCTCCCTATTTAATGCCTCCAAAATCTCCGGCTTGCTAAGCCCGGTCAGCTTGGCAAAGGCTTTCAAGTAGCAGCACCCGCGCCGGGGAGTTATGAACCCCTGCTTTTCGGTGTAGGCGTTGACCTTGGCCACAATACTGCCTGCCCGGGACCGCTTATAGCCGGTGACCGTCATCACATCTGCTATGCTTAGCAGGACTGTGCTTTTGAACATGCTGACCACCTCCTTCCATAGCTACTTATCTTTAAGTTCCTGACATTTGCTGCCCACCGGACAAATCTCCCGGCAGTAAGCCTGCAAAAGCTCGGGCGCATCATATTCTTTGGCCATGATAAGCAATTCATCACGATGCGGCTGGCGAAGACCTCGTTCAATCTGATAAAGCCTTGTGGAACTGATCCCCACAATATTCTCTGCGCTGGCCCGTGATTCAAAATCTGTGTCACGGGCGGCTGCCCGCATCCTGGCTTGGTAAAAAATGTTTTCGGAATCTCCGACAATTCTTGGCACGATTGAAAAACCTCCTTATAATTCCTGCGTATCGGCGCAGGAATAAATCTGTCCCTCCATGCTATAATCGCCTTGAAGGGAGATGCCTAGACTTATGCCGCAATCTCACCATTCAGCAACTTATCTGCAATCCGCAGCGCATCGTCCAGCAACCCTTTCTTTTCTAAGAACTCCGGCACGCTGGGCTTTTTCTTTAAGCCGTTTTCCTTCACATAGTAGGAAATGGAATTGCCGATACTGGTGCGGTATGCGGTATTGTATGCCGCCTTGAAGCGATGCCAACCTTCGCGGTAGGTCAAGCCGTTCTTTGCTGCATAAGCTTGAACCATAGCCACCAGCTTCTGCCGTTTCGTGCCCTCGGTACATACGCCATTGAGCGTGTCAATTCGGGAAGATTGGATTTTCTGCTCCTTGCGGATTTCCTCGGTGTCAAGTCGCAGGCGGGCAAGTTCGCGCTCCTGTCTCTGCAGGGCTTTGGCGCTTTCTACGAGAATATCAATCTGGGATTTCGGTTGCTCTTTCAGCTGCCGCTCCATTTCGTTGAAGGCCTCGATGTATTTGATTTTCCACTGCATCGCCTTGGCTCCAGTAAAGCCCATCACCAGCAGGCTGAATCCGTCGCGGTTCATTAGGTACATTTTGTAATGTTTACCAGTCCCCGCCGTATAGTCGGTTTCGTAAAACATGGAGCTCACAGCTGAATTTTCAGCTTTGATATTTTCAATAGACTGAATAACATTTTTGTGTTCCTTCCCGAACACTTCCGCTACTTTACGGGAATCCGTAACCACCTGCTCATTGTTGACTTGAACCAACTCATCAATATTGCTATTTGCTACTGTCATAAGTTTCATTTGTTAAACCTCACTTTCTGTTTTAGCAAGTTCAAAGGTATAAAAATGACTAATATGGCATTTTAACACCTGAGCTAGCATCGGAAGCTTATCAGCATTGAATTTATAGACTCCATGCTCGTACTTCCAATATACTGAACCATTGCTGAATCCTAATAATTTAGCCATATCCTTATAGGAAAGCCCTAGTTCTTTCCTACGTTCAGCAATATAGCTTAGATTAAAGCAACTCATATAATTACAAACCTCCTTTCTCGCTTTCTGTTTTAGAAAGTTTATGCTTACACTATATACTTTCTAAAATAGAAAGTCAAGTATTATTTTTCTATTTTAGAAAGAAAATGTTTCTAAGATAGAAATTTCCTTATAATAAAAGTTGACATAACAGAAAGAGGTGACTGCCATGATTATCGGTGAGCGAATTCGTAATATAAGGGAAGATGAGGATATACTTCAGCAGGAACTTGCTGACGCCGTAGGCATAAATGTGAGTGTTTTAAGTCGTATAGAGAAAGGTACTAGACAATTACGAGATGACGAACTAATAAAAATTGCTGATAAGCTAAACGTCTCAGTAGACTACCTCCTCGGCCGCACCGACGAGCCGCAGGGCACAGGCTTCCAGAAGGGCCTGCTGGGGGATATCAACGGAGACTCGCCCCTGGCGCAGAAGGCAAGGGAAGCAACGACCAATGGATGGTTACCCATGTCTAAAGCAGAAAACCCGGAAGCCGAAAAAGCCCTGGAATGGCTTGAAAAATATAATAAGCTCGATATCAACGACAAAAATACCATCAATAGCATGATTGACATTGCATTAAGAAGTAAGGAGAATAAACAATCTAATGAATGATAATACACGTGCTGATGATATAACCTTGACTACTGTGCGACTTGATGTGACGTACAAAGATGGCCATAAGGGGGCTGCCACTGCGTTCTTCTATGAATTCGATTTAACAAAAGGCAAAACAACGTGTTTGATTACTAATCGTCATGTACTCAAAGATGCAAGTACGATAGTTTCTAATGCACACCCCGCCATAGATTCTGAAGGCTATTTCCCTAATTTGGAATACTCTTGTGAATGGAAAGTTGATATCACTGAAAAGGGGCTCCTTTTCCATCCAGATAAATCGGTTGATTTGGCAATCATGATTGTAGGTCCAGCTATGGAGGAGCATTATAAAAAGGATGGTATAGTTTATTGTTATCGTGCTTTTTGCAAATCATCTTGCCCCACAAATGAAGAAATCCTACAAATTACAGTCATGCATGATATTGTTATGGTTGGCTATCCTAATGGATTGAGCGATGAAGCTCACATGATGCCTATTTGCAGACGAGGTATGATTGCCACATCTCCATTACTGAATTTCAACGGTGAGCGAGTTTTCCTTATCGATATTGCCTGCACACCTGGATCTAGTGGTTCCCCTGTCATTGCATATGATTCCATTTGGGAGAAACTTGAAAACGGGCAGTTACGAAAAATAGATCAAGCTAGACTTATTGGGATTTTCTCTGAAGGGAACACCACTATTGTACAAGGCGGAACAATTCCGCAAGATTCAAAAACACCTCAACCAGTGGCGGTTAGAGTTCCTTATGGTATTGGAAAAGTTATAAATTTTGAATGCCTTGATGATTTTGTTCCTCTGCTGGAAAAATTTTGTAAATAGATAAACTAATGGAGATGTTTAATATGGAATTAAAAAAGAGAACTGTTGAATTGGCAAATTTCAACTGTGTATTTGGCGATGAAAACGAACCTTTATTAGCCCACTTTTCAGATGTATTCTATCCTGCTATTACATCAGGCTATGATATAAAGTATAATGGAAATCATTATACTTTCGATAATATAAACATTTTTAATCATCCTGCTTTAGGGTATGTTTTGACTGGATTATTCATCAAGCAAACCGAACTTGAAATTCTATCACAAAAAGATCCTATCTCAGGAAAACTAATCAGCACAAACAAATCTATTCCTAGTGCGCCTTTTTCTATATTTGTTTTACTTTTAAGAAACCACCGTTTATTGTTTTTTAAAAATCAAAACGGAAGTCCTAGAACTACCACCCTAAAAACAATTTGCGAAAAAATGATTAGCAGATATTTAAGGAAAGTGAATTTAGGTGTTGACTATAATTCAAAATTGCCTGCTGCACACATCACCATAATCCCTTTGCCTTCACATTCGAGTTTAAAAGAACAGTTCAAGAATTTGAAACAAATAAATTCTATAGTCTATAAAATAACTCCATTGAACGGAGATGAGAATTTTAAATCTGATATGACTGATTTATTAAACCAAGTCAATAAATTAAAAGCAAGAGATGGCTCATGGAAGATAAACAAGCCTGAAGATAAAAATAAAGTTATTGAACAAATCGAAGATACGCGTGATTTAGCTCTAGCAACAGTCAGAGGCACTACACATAACGGGAATCCAATAATTTTAACTCCAGATAATTATTCTGAAAAAGTTCTTGTAAAACTCCCCGTTGAGTCAAGTCAAGAAAGCATTATTGAATCAATGTATAAAATAGCAACAGAACATACAGCACTGCTTGAAACTAGCGAAAACAATAAAAACATTTACTTTGAATCACAGGATATGATACAATCATTAATGAGGTGATTATGGTGTTTTTTGACAGTAAAAAAAGAAAAACTGCACTTGATTCGCTAAGTATAATTTTAAAAGAAAATACTTTTAATCGAGTCTTTATCGGATCTATAAAAACTTTTTCTTTTTCTTGGAGAAGATTTGTAATATTAGGCTCCATTAACTTTTTAATATTTTTCTCATCATCTTTTATATCTATAATAAATTTAGATAAGATATATAAATTTATAGACCGTTCAAATTCCATACTTTTAGCTCTTCTAGCCATAATCATAACTGGATATGCTTTATTTCAAGCAATGATTTCCAAAGAAGCATTGGCTATTTTAGCAGGTAATAAAGATGATGTCACCAACCAAAACAGCTTAAATAAAATGCAGCATTCTACTTTCATTACAATAATCAGTTATATTACCTTTATCACATTTAATTATATGCTATTATTATTTTTAGATCTCTTTAATATTAAATTTTTTAACGACATCACCATTTATTTACTACTTTCTCTTTATGGAACTGTTGCTACTTACTTGATTTTAGAAATGAAATCTTTTATTTACAATCTGTATCAAATTTTCACCATATCTTCATCCGCTCAGATTGTTGAACTACTAGACGAATTGGATAAAAGAGGGAATACATAATATGGACAATGTAATAATTTACAATGCTTGTGATGGGCAGACTAAAGTCAAGCTATATGGCAGAACTTGAAAAAGAAACGCCCTTAATCAAAGGTCGCAAGAAACCATAAAAATAAGCCGCCCCGAAGGGTGGCCATCTATCAATAATGCCCTTTGCATTGGGCAATCTCTATGGTGTTTTCTTTTACGCGGTATACGAGCCTGTTTTCATCATCAATCCGCCGGCTGAACCAACCCTGCAAATTATGCTTGAGCGGCTCGGGCTTGCCTATTCCTTCCAGTACACCATCGCGCTCTACGCTTTTTATCAGAGCATTTATCCGTTTTACAGTCTTCTTGTCTTCCAACTGCCAGTCAAGATATTCCTGCCATGCACGACCAGACCATTTTTTACACATCAATGAGCTCGTGCTCCTCTCCGCCGCCTGCTTCCAGTTCTGCGATTGATTCAGCAAGATATGCCTGGTTCTTTTTGCTATAGAACGGGTCAGCGGTTATCGGAAATGGAATCGAGCGTGTCCGTACCATTGCTTTCAGGAACATAGTGTAAGCGGTTGAAAGAGTCAGCCCCATTTCGGCGCATAATGCTTCTGCCTGTTCTTTAAGCATGGGGTCAACCCGCATTGTAAGTGTAGTTGCCTTCATAGTGAACCCCTCCTTTTAAGTTAATTATACTACATAAGCACTCACAATGTAAATACATATTATCACCTCTAAAAATAATTCCGGTGTATCGGCACAGGAATAAAATACTTGCACTCTGCTATACTTAATCACAAAGGAGCGTGATATAGCATGAGTGCATATAAAGATATGGAGCGTGGCACCTGGTATTGCCGTTTCCGCTATACCGATTATACCGGAGAGAAACACGAAACCACCAAACGAGGCTTTAAGACCAAAAAGGCCGCCCTCCAGTATGAGGCTGAATTCAAGGCACAATCCGGTGATACTGCCAAGCTGACCATGAATGCCCTGTGCGATGCCTATCTGAAGGACAGGAAGGTCAATCAAAAAGCCAGCACTTACAGGGGAACGGAAAAAATCATCAATTCGCACATCCGTACGGCTTTCGGCCGGCGCCCGGTCAATGAGATAAGCAAGCTGGATATCCGGCAGTGGCAAAATGACCTGCTCCAAAAGCAGGCGTATAACAACCGGCCCTATGCCCCCAGCACGCTGCGGCAGATAAATATTCAGCTAAATGCGGTCTTTAACTATGCCGTAAAATATTATGACCTTGCCAAGAATCCCACCAAGGTCGTGGATACCATTGGCAAAAGACAAAAGCGGCAGGCTTTTTGGTCCTTGGAAGAATTTTCCCAGGTTATCGCTCAGGTTGACAAGACGGAGCTGAAACTTGCCTATCTGCTGCTCTTTTACAGTGGAATGCGTATCGGCGAACTACTGGCGCTCTCCCCTGCCGATTTCGATTTTACAGCCAACACCATCCATATCAGCAAAAGCGTTATGCTTTCAACAGGTAAGGTGACCACGCCCAAAACGCCGTACAGCGTCCGTATGGTACCTATGCCACCCGCCCTGATGAAAGAGGTGCAGGACTTTATAAATCGCTTTATGGAGCCGCCTGAACGGATTTTCATATACTCGCAGAGAGTATATCGTGACTATCTGAAACGATATGCCATCAAAGCAGGCGTGCCGCCCATCTACGTTCATGACTTGCGGCATTCCCATGCCAGCTACCTCATCCATAACAATGTTCCCGTTACCACCATAAGCCGCCGTCTGGGACATGCCAATGCCAGTGTTACCTTGTCGGTTTACTCCCATATGTATGAGGAATCTGCGGGCAATGTTGCGGTCATGCTCGAAAAAGCATTTATTTGTGGTCAAAATGTGGTCATAGACGAGAAATAAAAATCAGAAACCCTTGTAAATAAAGGGCTGACGAGAAAAATACAAGAATACCATATTTATTAACGGCGTTATTCAGGCGATATCCCCCACAACACTGCCGTTCTTTAACTCCTGCGGCCAGCACCTGGCTAAAAAAGGCATGAAAAAAGCGACCAGAATCATTCTGCCCGCCTATATTTTGCTGTATATCAAAGTACCGATTACGGCTACAATCACGAAAACCGCACATTTGATTAACCAAAACTGCATAAGCCCCATTGCTATATCGTTCACGAAATCACCTCGCAAAAGGTATGAAAAAAGCACCTACCTTCAAGATAAGTGCTCAAATATTCGATTAGTCAATTATTTCAATGGATTTTATTTCTGATTCACGAAATGCGTAATGTACAATGTGCCCATCGGGCTCTATTACATCCAAATCCAATTCATTGTACCCAGGTTCGTCATCTTCTTCATTATCGTAGTCCGGGACGAAGCCAACAGCTCGACCTTTCCACACTTTACCCTCATCATCAGTCAATTGAATTTGATGCCTAAAAGCCCCACGCATTTCATCGACCATTGCCATTAGACTACACCTCCCTCGGAACCATATATAGTTCTTAGTTAGCTATTTCTGTAATGGTTGTTTTTAATTTCCCCATCATAAGGCAAACACCAACAATTCCCATGAAATATTTCGACTGTTTTTCCGTACAAGACGATGAGAACTTCATTATGGACATAATGTCCTTAATTTTGTCGTATACGACTATACCATCTAGATTTTGCTCCTGGCCTGTGCAATATGCAATTCTACAGACTTTTTCATCTTCAAATATGATTTTTGCCCAGCCCCACATTTTAATCGTCCTCCATCACAGCTGAATAATCATATCCCCCTTGAGCAACCTCGTGAGCCTCCCAAGATTTCATGCCTTGTTCCATAAGCGTGTATTATTTGATTACTCCTTGTGATTTGGGCAATTAATACACCTCTCATGAAAATCAGGTGCATCCTTAATTTCCTTGATTCCTACTGAAGCTGTTACATTAACGATGCGCTCTGCTACAGTTCCAGTCTCAAAACAATCATACTCATCAATTTCTCTATCAATTATTGGACATCTTATCAGCATATCGTTTTAACACCGCCATTTAACTTTTTGTAAAAAAATAACCTGTAGCTATAGAATTTTTCCATCAATCACCTCAATGGATTTAATTTCTGATTCACGAATTGCATAATGCGTAATATTCCCATCAGGCTCTGTTACATCTAGATCCAATTCATTGTACCCTGGTTCATCATCTTCTTCATTATCATAATCTGGGACGAAGCCTGAAACATACCCTGTCCATAATTTCCCATTTTCATCAATCAGTCTGATTCGATGTCCAAAAGCTTTAAACATTTCATCTGCCATTGCCAT